CCCCGCAGAACGAATCAGAACGCAGAGAGTAAGTAGAACATCAGAGGCGCGAGTGGCAAGTCTTGCGGCAGGCAGCACCGCCGGTCAAAGACTGTTCCAGGAGCACCTAACTGCTTTGCAAAATGCGACCAATGCCACCGATTGGGCTCGGGAAGTTGCTGCTATAGATGTAGCCAGTCCGGTCAGCAGGGAAATCATTGCTAATAGGAGTCGGATGAATGTCCTCAAGGCGCGGGCCAAAGCAATGGACCCTATGTCGATAGAGGGGTTAGAAATCGGGCGGCAGATAGGGATCCTCTCTGATGAGCAAGCAGCTTTGGGGAATGAGAAGTTTAGACTTACGGATCCGGCTTTTATCAAAGACACTTTGATGGTGAATAATCCTGCCAATGACATACGAATTGGGCAACACTACAATATGAGCGTGAGTGAAGCTGCACAGTCTAAAGCATATGCCGAGCGGATGCAAAACTTTATCTCTGAGGATACTATCTCTGCTACCGATGCGCCTGTTGATGTAGAACATCTGAGCCCGGGCGGGAGGGCTTCCTACGTTCCCGGTCTAATATCCATTACAGAGAGTGATGATTTCGAGACGTTTGGCCATGAATATGGTCATCACATCGAGCAAAATAATATGGCAGTACAACAGGCCGCCAACGATTTCCTGGATCGCAGAACTGCTGGCCAGACTGCGCAGCAGTATCCAGGAGGGCAAAAGGGCGAACTAGTGACTCCCGATAAGTTTTACGACGAGTACGTTGGTAAGCGTTACGGCGCAAGTAAGAACACGGAAATTGTCAGTATGGGGATCCATGCGATGCTGCGTGATCCGCGGCGGTTCAGCGCTGAGGACCCCGAACACTTTGCCCTTACCTGGGACATCATGCATGGGAAGATAAAATGAATCAGCAGATAACATGGATTGGGGATATCATTACCTTCGACCTGGCATCCCATATATTTGGTTGTAATCGGGAATCAACTCGCAAGATGCTCAACGCTTTCGTTTTGCCAGATCTATTTTTCCACCCTGGGATTGCAGACCAGGAGTGGTTCGCGCTTACCGCGGCGGCCACGTTCCTGGGGGTAGTGCCACCACCTAAGCCACCGACGATGATGATTCCTGATGACGGGATAATCCACTGATGGAGTACAAAGTCTTGCAACTCTCGTTGATAGCGATGGAGACGGCGATCAACACCCTGGCCGCCGAGGGGTGGCGGGTGATTAGCATCTCGCCCATTGGGGCATATGCCACGGTAGTACTGGAGCGGCCCAGGACGGTTGGGCCGAGGGAGACCAAATGAGAGAGACCAAGCAATTCGCGTTTGAGGTCGCTTCCGTTGACGGCGAGGGTCGCACCCTGGAGGGCTATGCGGCGGCGTTTGGCAACGTGGACGCCGTGGGGGACATCATCCATCCAGGGGCATTTGCCAAGACCATTACCGAAAGAGGTAGCCAGGTGAAGTTGTTGTGGCAGCACCAACAGGGCGAGCCACTGGGGCGGGTCATGGCGCTGAGGGAAGACCCTCGTGGCCTGTTCATCAAGGCCGTCATCTCCGATACCGCGCGCGGGCGCGATGCGCTGGCCCTGCTCAAGGACGGGGCGATAGGCGAGATGAGTATCGGCTACGATCCGGTGGTATTCGACTACAGCCAACAGGATGCGAAGAACATCCGTAACTTGCGTGAGATCAAGCTCCACGAGATCAGCCTGGTATCGTTCCCGGCGAACGCTCAGGCGCAGGTCACGTCGCTAAAGGCCACGGGCCCCAGCGAGGGCAAGCCGTGGAACGTCTTCCCACGCGGCGAGGAATACTGCGTGTTCATGTTGGACGGCGACGGCGCGGCCACAGGGGATACGCTGGGCTGCCACGATACAGAGGAGGCGGCCCGGCAGCAGGTGGAAGCGCTCTACGTGAGTGAGGGCAAGGCCACTACGCCCACAGAGACCAAGGTCGGCAGAGTGCTGGCGAAACGCAACGCCGCGCGGCTGGCACAGATCCGCGTGTTGCTGAAGGAGCTTGAGGATGACGCTGGCATTGAATCCAACGCACCGGCAGAGGCCGGGCCGGAGACGGTCGTATCCGAACGTACTCCACCCACCTCCACGGCCAAGATGCTGGAGATACGTAACGCAGAACTAGACATGATGATTATGGAGGCACGAAGTGGACTACAAGGCTGAGGCACTGAAGGTATTCGAGGAGGCCAAGGTCATCCTGGGCCAGGCGACTGTGTCTGGCGAGGATCACACCAGGGCCGACAAGCTGATTGAGGCTGGCAAGGGTTTCATGGGGCGCGAGGCGAAAGAGGCTGAGCTGAGGCAACTCATGGGGCAAGCGGTTTCGATGGCGGGGGCCGCGCCCGCTGCGCCCGTGGGTCCGCCGCAGTTCAGGGACTTTGCGGAGTTTTGGCAGGCCGTGGGAAGGGCAGGCAATGTGAAGTATCGCGGGCCGCTGCACCCGGCGCTAGAGTGGGTGGGCGGGGAACACTCCGAGCACAAGGGTTCCACGGGATGGGTGCAAAAGACCACCATGTCCGAGGCCACCGGGGCTACGGGCGGGTTCCTGATGCCGGAGCAGTTCATCAGCCAGGTGCTGTTCGTGGACGCGGAGTCTGCGCCGATCCGCTCCCGGTGCACGCCTATCGCCATGACTGCGCGCACGGTCAAGATCCCCGTGCTAGACCAGAGTGGCACGACTGCTTGTCAGCCGCACTGGTTCGGGGGGATGATTGCGCAGTGGACGGAACAGCAGCCAAATACAGCAAAGCCGCAATCTGACCCGACCTGGCGACAGATCGAGTTGGTGGCGCACGAACTGTGCTGCTACACGCGCACGCGCAACGAGCTGGTGGAGGATGCGCCGCAGTCGCTGGACAGCTTTCTGCGCGGGCAGATGGGCTTCCCTGGGGCGATCAACTGGTACGAGGAGTACGCGTTCTACGTGGGCACGGGCGCGGGGCAACCTCTGGGGGTGATCCCCGCTCCGGCGACCATCACCGTGCCGGCGCAGGCCAATCCGCCGAACCCGGCAACGTTTTTCACGGATTTGGTCAACATGCTGGAAGCGTTCATGCCGATTAACTCACGTAGCGTGCTCTGGTCGCTGAACATGCGCCACCTCTCAGATCTCATGTTGATGAACGGCCCTGCCGGCACCCCGTCCTATCTCTGGGGCGGCGCAGTGGCGGGCCCTGCGGCCACCATCCTGGGGTACCCGTTCATCCGCACGGAAAAACTCCCTGTACCGGGCACTGCGGGTAGCGTGTTGCTGGCCGACTGGTCGATGTACCTGCTGGGTAACCGGCAGATGGTGACCATCGACACGTCGAGCCATGAGCGTTTCCAATACGATGAGACGAGCTGGAGAGCGGTGCACCGCGTGGACGGGCAACCGTGGCTGAACGCGCCCATCACGCTGGCCGATGGTAGTACGCAAATTTCTCCTTTTGTGATATTAGGCGCCAAGACCACGTAACAATCCAGGGGCGGGCCCATGCTCGCCCCAACTTGGAGGCATGAGATGTCCTATACCGAACGATTCACCGAGGGGGCTGAGCTGTTGTACAGGCTGGCTCCCGTATCTGTGTCGAGTGGCGCTGAGGTGTTCACTACCTACGTGCACCTGGAGGGGTTCCACCGGGCGATTGTCAAGATCTCGGTGGGGGTAATGGCGGGGGGGAGTACCATCAACGCTCAGGTGCACCAGGACTATGCCGCTGCGGGTGGTGGCACTCCCAAGCACATCGCGGGCAAGCTGATCACCCAGCTGACCCAGGCGGGTGGCGATAGCGGGTCTACGGTGATCATCGAGCTACGCACCGAGGAACTGGACGTGGACGGCGGCTACGACTGGATCAGCCTGGGCTATACCGTGGGCACAGCCGCAGCGCTGATGGCTATCGAGGTCTGGGGGCTGGAGCCGCGCTACAGGCCAGTGGCGACCACCGCCCTGGAAGAGATCGTAGGTTAACCATGTGGGTACGCCTGACAACGACCAAGTGTGTGAGCATCGGGGGGGCGCGCCGGACGTATCGCCCAGGCGACTGGGTGGAAGTGGGTAAACATGACGCGTTGACCTGGCTCGCTGCCGGGGATGCGACACTTCCCGATGACGATCTGGGGCCGTTGGTGGGCGACAGTGGAATCCTGGTGTACGGGGGGGGCGTGCTGCCTACACTGAAAGGCAAGGTGCCCATGACGACGGGCAGTATGACCCTCCCGTATCCGCAGACGCTGCTACTGAGAAGTGGCGCGTGTATCCGAGAGAGCTACATCCCTATCGGGTTCTACCTGGTGGAGCAGTGGGAGATAGCCGCGCCGCTGTACGACTATGAGGCGATGGCCTGTACACGGGGAACGCCAGAGGAACAGCGTCGGACGCGAGACGTTATACGCGACCTGCGCGTGCCGATGTATAACGCCAACACGGTGTTTGTGCGACGCTCGAAGGAGATGCAAGATTTCCTACGAGTGTGGCAACGAGAGCTGGTGGATAGCGCCGAGACTGACTTGGCGTTTCTGAGGGCGCTGTACATCGTCAAGCCGTTGATCTGCGCGTTGCCAGTACAGTGGAACGCGAGATGAGGGGAGTCGTTTATGTCGCCTATGGCCGGGAGGCGCGCCAGGAAGCGCTGATGTCTAGTCGAACCGTAGAGGAACATAACCCAGGTTTGCCCATCAGTCTTATTGCCAGCGAGCCCCTAGGAAAGCTTCACTTTATCAAGTATGACCTCCCTAGGGAGAGGAACCGCTGGGCAAAACTCAATATTGATACGCTTTCGCCGTATAATGTAACCGCATACCTTGATGCTGATACCCGAGTCACTGGACGCCTAACCGCCGGATTCGAGATGTTGGAGGATGGTTGGGACATGGCGATGGCGCTCAGTAAGAACCAGGAGACGGACTGGCTCTGGCACTGCTCAGAGGATGACCGCCAGATGACCGAGGCGCGGTTACGGCACAAGGGCTTACAGTACGGCGCGGGGGTGATGTTCGTGGCGTGGGGGGAGCGCACGCGGGCGCTATGGGCGGCCTGGCGAGAGGAGTGGGGCGCGTTCTGTGGCCAGGATCAGGGGGCGTTCATGCGGGCGCTACAGAGGGTACGGGTGCGGTTGTGGGTGTTGGGAGGGACATGGAACGGGGGTAGCCTGGTGACTCACAGGTACGGGATGGCGAGGGCCAGATGAAAGTTTCCATCGTCGGCGTGCTCAAGCCTGACGAGCAGATCCTCACGCGGTGCGCGCGCTACCTGGCCGAGGGTACGGGGTGGCCGGTCTATAACAAGGCCGATCCCAGCGCAGACATCAACGTCTACGTGCCCTATCTCTTGTTTGACAAGAACAGGCGCGCCGGCAAGCACCTCGGCTGGTTCACGCATTATGACACGAGCGTCAAAGAGAAAGCCTTCTCGTGGGACTGGGTATCCAAGGCGTGCGACTATCGCCTGGCCTGCGCTGACCAGTACGTGACCCTGCTGGCGCAGGATGGCCCAGCGGCCAAAGTGACACCACCGCTGGACTGGCGCAAGTTCGCCCCATCGAAACGCGTGCGCCACCAACAGCCAACCGTGGGGGTATCCGGCTACATCTATGGCGGGGGGCGCAAGGGCGAACGGATCCTCACTCAGATGCTCACCCTCGGCGCGGATAAGGTGGCGCGATTCACGGCATCGGGCAAGGGCTGGCCAGTGCCAGCGCACGACTGGACCTGGGCCACGATGCAGGAGTACTACCGTACCCTGGACGTGTACCTCTGTACGGCGCTGATTGAGGGTATCCCCATGCCACCGTTGGAAGCGATGGCTTGTGGGAGACCAGCGGTCGTGCCTGCGGGGGTGGGGATGATAGACGAACTGGTGGGGCTACCAGGCGTGTTCCTCTACGAGAAGGGGAACGCCGAGTCAGCGTTGGACGCCATACGGCTGGCCATTGCCGACACGACGCCGGCAGAAGAGATCGCTGATGCGGTAAAAGGCTACAACCTGGCGGCCTGGTGCAAGGGGTTCCAACAGGCGGTAGAGGATATGACGCGGGTGGAACATTATCAGCCGCCAGAGCCTGTCGAGGTGGTAGAGAGCCATGACATCTCCCGGTGCGGGGTGTACATCGTGGCGTTTGGGGAGCCGGCGCGCAAGTGCGCTACGCGGTGCATCGCCTCGATTCGCCAGCACATGCCCATGTTGCCCGTGGCCGTGGCCAGCGACACGCCGTTTGAGGGGTGTGATGTATACGTGCCTGCGCCCGACCTGGACATCGGCGGACGCTGGGCAAAACTCAACGCCGATCGCTATGCGCCGCTGGACTGGGATTACATCGTCTACCTGGACGCAGATACCGAGCTGCTAGCGCCAATCCACGGCCTGTTCACCTTCCTGCGGGATGGCTGGGAGTTCGTCATCTGCAAGGACATCGATAGGTACGGGCTGGCGTCAAACATGAGGCGACCAGACAACGTGAAAGAGGCCGACGCCACATTCAAGGAGATCGGCAGCGACCAACTGCTCCAGTACAACGGGGGGGTGTTCGGGTTCCGGCGGGGCGACAGGATGCACGAGTTCTTCAACGTGTGGCGGGCGGAGTACGACCGCTGGGCGAAACGCGACCAGGGAGCCCTGCTGCGGGCGATCCACAGGTGCAGGCCGCGTCTCTTTGTGCTGACGAACAGCTGGAATCATGCCACTGAGCGCTACACGCTCAACGCTGAGGTGATCATCGCCCACCACAACGTCGAGGCGCGGCGTTGGCGAGGGATCATCAACGGACGGTTGGATAGCCAGCTGGCCTGGGATGCGGTGAGGGTGTGGGATGGGATACGGGACCCGTGAGGATCTCAAGATCATCGTCGCTGACCTCTCTACCGATAGCGCCGAGTTCGTGGCCGCGGGAACGAGCGCCTGGGTGCTGCGCGGGGGACGGCTTGACCTGGAGTTGTTTTTGGCCTTTGGGGTGTTTGGCTTATGTCTCAAGATCTTTTTCTACCCGGCGGCCAACCCCGTGGATACGCTGTGGGAGGGGGTTCCTGTGTGGGAAACGGCCATAGTGCAAAACCTGTTTGCCGATGAGGGGCTGGCTCCCAGAGTGTACGGGTTTGTGGCGCTACCCAACGGGATGTGGGCCGAGGCGGTGGAGTACGCGGGCGACGAACAGAACCTGCCGGAGCGGCTATTCGAGCGGTTCATGGGCGTGGCCACACGGCACAACATCCGCTCCAATTGCTTGACCTACCCCGGGGGCCGGGCCAAGTGGGATGCCTTCCACTCGAACGCTATCGCCAACTGGCGGGGGGACTGGTTCCTGGACTGGGGCGGGAAGTATAGGGCAGCGTTGTACCCGGAGTTGGAACGGGAAGGCCAATCGTCGGACTTCAACTGGGAGAGGCGGGCATGATGGCGACCGACATCGTGATCAGCACCTACAATCGGCTGCCCTTACTCAAGCGGACGTTGGAGTATCTGTTCGAGCGTACGACATCGCCGTTCTGCCTACACGTCATAGACGACGCCAGTACCGAGGGGAACGGGGCCTACCTGCAGGGGCTATTGGATTGCGGCATGTTGGCGGGGCTGGTACTACGGGATAAGCGCGCGCACGTTGCCACGAATTGGCATACCGCCGCATGGTTGGCTAACTCGGATATACTGGTCTATAGCGATGATGATGTGCTATGCCCACAGCTCGAGCCCGACTGGCTGAGCCGGGGCCTGACGGCGATGGCGCAGTACCCCAGGTTGGGATTGCTGGCCCTGCATAATCCGATGTGCCTGCGGTCTGGCGCGATCAAGCCGATTGGGAACGAGGGGCCGTTGACATACTGCGATCGGGTCGCCTCGCATTTCGCCTTCATCCGGCGCGATCTCATGCGCGACATTGTCATTCCTGGCGTTGGAAAGACATTGGCGGGGGTGCCGATCTACTCCAACGGCAAGATGATTGATAGGGCGTGGAGTTACGCCGTACGAGAGAGGGGTTACAAAGTGGCTTATTTGACTGGCGTGTACTGCCAGCACATCGGCCTGCATTCTGGGCGCACAGGCCAGGATCTGAGCCAGTGGGACATGGCTTGCGATGCTATAACCCTACAACCATTGGAGATGCAACATGGACGGGCGTGAAAAAGCGATCCTCGTGGGGATGATGGCGGGGACGATGCTGGACCGTGTCCAGTTGGCGTTCCTTTACGACATGGCGCTGTTAGCTCCAGCGGGCATCGGCGTCGAGTGTGGGGTGGCCCGTGGCGGTTCAGTCCTGTGCTGGTCTGCGGCACGCGGACGACGGGGGCATATCCTGGCCATAGACACCGAGGACCTGGACCGCTGGGCCTACCTCAAGGATAACCTGACCAAGTGGGGGCCGCAGATCATCTTCCTCCACGGCCTATCCTGGGAACTGGGCGCGATGATGGTGAAGCACCAGAAGGTCGCATTCGCATTTATCGATGCCTGCCATGACGAGGCGGGGGTGGGGCGGGATATCGAGGTCTGGCCGAGGGCCACGATGCCTGGTGGGATCATCACGTTCCATGACTACAGCGCGCCGAAGTGTCCTGATGTGAAGCGGTGCGTGGACAAGTGGCAAGCCAAGGAGCCATGGGAGCGTCTGGGTCAGGTGGGTTCCACGCTGGCGCTCAGAAAGCCGGGGGGGTGATGGACA